AGGCATGGAGATTTTAGAGAAAATTCAAATTTCTTTAGAACCTCCAAAACAGAATCACTCGTTATCCCCGGTGATGGAAAGAGTACCCCTTCCTTCCTCAAAGAGGGCGGGGGGAAATGTCCACGCATAAGATGGAAGGTCAATGGCTCAAACTCTCTCGGGTTATCTTTATCAAGTTAGAAATTTATTGCATGATGCAAATGCAAATTTCTACACCAACCAACAGCTAATTGACAACATCAATTCGGCTCGGGAAAGAGTTGTCCGAGATACTGGATGCTTAAGAACTGTTCAAGTTTCGCAAGCTCCATGTACCCCAGTCCCCGGTGGCGCATATCCATATAATTGGGTTGCAAATCAAGCTGTCAACCTCGGTGACTATGTTTTTTCAAATATTTTTATCTATCAAGTTACGACTGCTGGTACTTTAGGCTCAACGCCGCCTGCCTACCCTAGTGGCTCGTCCACCATCTATCAGAATTACCCACCCAGTACGCCCTTTCAAAATGGTTCGGCGTATTTGCAGTATGTGGCTCCTTGTGAGCAAATTCAATTTTCTTGCTTGCCTCAAGGTTTGCAAACGCTAGACGTTTTAAATATCAATTTGTATTGGGGAAATACCCGCGTTCCCATGCGCTATTTTCCTTGGACCCAGTTCAATGCACAGTTGCGTTTTTGGCAAAATTATATTGGCAGACCTAGTTGTTTTTCTGTTTATGGTCAGCAAACCATTTACATTTCTCCAGTTCCAGATCAGGTTTACACCATCGAAGTAGATACCGTAATATTGCCAACAGCTTTGGTAAATCTTAGTGATGTAGACTCTATCAACGACCCATATTACTCACCCGTACAGTTTTACGCGGCGTATCTTGCAAAATACTACGAGCAGTCTTTTGGCGAAGCCGAAATATACAAACAAGAATACACCAAGCATATGCAATCTGTACTGGCAACTACATTTACTAGGAGGATGCCAGACCCTTATTCGAGTTTATTTTAAATGGCATCCGCAGAACAAAAAAAATCATATAAGGTTGTTAAGCAATTTAAAGGCGTTAACACCAAGGCAAACCGCACTGCCATAGAAGAAGCTGAGTTTTCATGGCTAGAAAATGCCATGCCTATTGGTTTTGGCAACCTTAAAATTACGCCTACATATACAAATTTAGGAGTAACTTTTGCTAACACCGTTATTTATTTGGCCTCTGTTAATCTTAATTTAACAGATTATTTGTTGGCTTTTGAAATAGATGGTCGTTGTGAATACGTAAATATTGAAAATTTAACCAAAGGAAATGTGGCGCCAATTGGAACTTTTAGCACCACAGGAAATATCAATGTCAGTCAATGGAAAAACACCGAAGCATTAATCAGTGACCCCAACAAAGGTTACTTTACATGGGACACCACCAATTTAATATTTGTGGGTTCTGTCAATGCCATAGGAATTACAAACCAAGGCTCTGGTTACAGCTCTGCTCCCAATGTTATTATTTCTGCGCCTAACAATGCAAATGGCATACAAGCTACAGCAGTAGCAACCATTACAACTGGCGCTGGAACACTAATTTCAACCAACATCACCAACATTGGCTCTGGTTATACATCGGTGCCGTCCGTTTCGGTCAGTGGTGGTGGAGGCTCAGGCGCAACCATTTCTGCGGGTATTCAAAACGGAAACGTGGTTGTACTAACGGTCACCAATCCCGGCTCAGGGTATACCAGTGCCCCAACCATTACGATTGCGGCGCCTCCAAGTGGAACAACCGCAACAGCTACCGGAGTTGTCGATACGGGTTTGGTTACATCAGTTATTCTTACCAATGCTGGTTCAGGATACAACACGGCTCCCACAGTAACTTTTTCTGGAGGAGGAGGCTCAAACGCCGCGGCGGTTGCTGGTTTTACAACATTTGCAACTGGCACGGTTTATGTGCAAGTTAATACTGGTGGCGCAGGATATACAAATGCCGCTAATACCGTTGTTACGATTACAGGAGGCGGAGGAGCCAGTGCGGCGGGAACAGCCATTATTTCTGGAGGTATTGTTACTGAAGTAGTGATGACAAACCCCGGTTCTGGTTACACAACGGCTCCTTTAGTCGCTATTACTGGTGGTGGAGCAACTACCAATGCAACCGCTACGGCAATTGTGAGTACATCTCAAAACGTGGGCATTGCATCATTCTCTGGTCGTGTTTGGATTGCCCAAGGAAGAACGGTTTACTATTCAGCCGCCGGGTCTTATTCAGACTTTATTTCTGTGTCCGCAGGCAACGTCAACATTTCAGACTCCACCCTTCACGGCAACATTCAACAACTGCTTTCTGCAAATAACTTTTTATACATTTTTGGTGACGACTCTATCAATGTATTTTCAGACGTTAGGGTAACTTCTACTGGTTCTACAATTTTTACCAATACAAACGTGTCTGCTTCTGTTGGCACAAAATTGCCATACGCCATATTTCCATATTTTCGTTCTGTTCTTTTCATGAACAATTATGGAATTTATGCGCTTGTTGGCTCAACCACATCAAAAATTAGTGACCCGCTTGATGGCATTTTTACCAATATTGAATTTGCAACCCACGCTGTTTACGGCGGTCAAGTGCTCATTAACAATATTTTATGCGCCGTATTTAATTTTTATTATCAAGGCGGTCAAGGAACTAGCACTTCAAACCGTTATATACAAGCAGTATTTTTTGAAAAGAAATGGTTTTTTACCAGCGCTATTAATAATTTGCAATACATAGTTTCTGCGCCAGTTGGAGGAAAAGTAAATTTATATGGCACAGACGGAACAACCTTATATCAACTTTATTCAAACACATCTGATGCTATATCAAGTTATGTTCAAACTGCTTTGATGGATATGGGCGACCCTATCAGAACTAAGCAAGCAACAAAATTTGGAATTGAAGCAACAGGCGCGGCGGGTGCGCCTTTGAATGTAACGGTTGATTCTGAATATGGTTCTAGTCCAGTTGTAACTTTAATAGATGAAGCAACATGGATAAACAATTATGGAACTATTATTCCTTGGACAAATAATTCCGGCAATCAAATTGCTTGGACAGATACGCTTGGATATTTTTTATATAAAAATGATGCAAGACAATATGGTAAATATTTAGGGTTAACACTAACATCTAATACTGCTGGATTTATTGTTAACACATTTGAATTTGAACATGAATTAAGAGTAAGGTTTTAAAATGAGTACAGTTCCATTTACTTTTGCAACGGCAACCATTCCAATTCCTTTGTCTGAATTAGACGCAAATTTTGCAACTATCAATACAGGTTCATATTCAGTAGTTGCAAGTAGTAATTTAAGCAATCCCGTTTTTACAGTTCCAACTTATGTTACTGGAAACAATAGTTTAAAAGTATATGTGGACGGAGTAAAACAAATTGTAAATTCTGCTTATACTGAAACCAATTCAACCACTGTAACTTTTGCAAGCGCACTTCATCCCACTGCAATTGTTGAATTTACAGGATAAATTATGTTAAAAACTGTACAACTTATCAATACAAGCGCTTTTGGAAATGGCACTGTAACGCAAGTACAGGGTAATGGTACTGTCAACGGTATTACGCTCACAGGTAACGTCACAACGTCTGGTAACCTCACACTAGGCGGTACTCTATCTGGTGTTACTAACGCACAGTTACAAAATAGTGCAATCACAATTACAGGAACGTCTGTACCTTTAGGCGGTTCTATATCCACCATACCTGTAGCTAACGTTGCAGGAGCAGTACCAAATACCACTTACATTATTGCGGGGTCTGGGTTAACTGGAGGTGGAGCACTAATGGGTAACGTAACGCTTACCGCAACCAACACCAACAGTGGTACTGTCACACAGGTTCAAGGTAACGGAACTGTTAACGGAATAACACTTACTGGAAACGTAACATCTAGTGGAAATATCACATTAGGTGGAACACTAGGCAGTATTGCAAATAGCCAGTTATCTAATAGCTCAGTAACTATTGGAAATACTTCTGTTTCTTTAGGAAGTACTGTTACTTCTTTTGGTAATATTACATTAACCAATGCAACAATTTCTTCTTTATCTACGGCAATTACAACAACTGAAGGCGGTACAGGATTAACCAGTTATACAGCAGGGGACTTGCCCTATTACTCCTCTGGTTCAGCTTTATCAAAACTTGGAATTGGCACAAATGGATATGTATTAGAATCTAATGGTTCTGCTCCAACTTGGGTGGCTCAATCCACTTTGTCTGTTGGAACTGCTACAAACGCAACAAATACAGCTATAACTGACAATACAAGCTCAAGCGCTACTTGGTATCCAACAATAGTTAGCGCAACAACAGGCAATTTATCTCAAACTACATCGAGCACAAAGTTAAGTTTTGTACCAAGTACAGGGGTTTTGACTGCTACACAAATTAGCGCAAGTCAAATTACGTCGAGCACAGGCAATGTAATTTTTAGCACTTCAGGTACAGGCATTCAAGGCACAACAACAAATGACAACGCAAATTCAGGTGTTGTTGGTCAATATATTGATAGTTCGGCACTCAATGTTACTGTAGGAACAAGCGCAACTACTGTTACTTCAATATCTTTAACCGCTGGTGATTGGGATATTAGCGGTTGCAATTATTATTCTGGCACTGCCAATAATTATTTGATTGCTTGTATTAGTACAACAGCAAATTCTACGGCTGGTTATGTTTATGGCAAAACATTTGTAGCGGGTACGATATATCCTACTGCGGGAGTAGGCGTTGCAACATTACCAAGGTCTAGAGTTAGCATAACATCTACCACTACTTATTATTTAATTGGCTTTGTTGATTTAACTTCTTCAACTGTAAACGGTTATATTTCTGCAAGGAGAATGAGATAATGGAATTTTATATACAAGTAAACAGCAACCCTATTTCTTATCGCTCATATACAGGGCTATCAGAAACACAAGTTACAACTTTATTAAATAATGAAGGACAAACATCTTTTTCTTTTATTGACGTTGATGAATATAATTTAAATGTTGCGGCGTTGAATAAACAATTGTAAAAATCATCTAAGGAAAAATCATGGCCCTGACAAAAGCAACCTATTCAATGATTGGTGGCGCGGTTTTTAACGTGCTGGATTACGGTGCTATTGGGAATGGCGTTGCTGATGACACAACTGCAATTCAAGCCACAATTAACGCGGCTCTTGCATCGCAAACCACAAATGCCCAAGGCATGACCTCGCAATCAATACCGGGGACGGTTTACTTCCCTGCCGGAACTTTTCTTGTTTCGGGGATTACTTTGCCCGCTGGGTTTTTAAACATTGTTTTGCAAGGAACGGGGCCAAGCTCTGTTTTAAGTAAAAAATCTGGAAGTACAACCGCAGTCATAACTTTGCAAGGCGATACTACTACGCTTAACAGCAATGATGGTCGTGTTTTGGAAGTATTTATTCGTGACTTGGCTATTTCTGGTAATAGCATTGCAACCATTGGCATTTATTGCCAAAAAATATGGCGCTGTTATTTTGATAACTTATTGATTAATGCTTGTACTCATGGCATTTATTTAATTGGTTCAAGCGAATATTACATAAACAACTGCAATATTTATGGCTTGAATACGGGTAGCAGTATCTATAACAATGGTAGCCAAAACCCTGCACCTTATGGAACTCCGATTGCGTTGGTAAAAGGATTCTGCGAAGATTTTACAATTCAAAATTGTTGGCTTGGTTATGGTTTAAATTCCTTGACCATGAACCATTGCGAAGGCGCAGACGTAAAAAGATGCTATTTTAGCCCGTACGCAAGAAGCGCCATTTTGATTGATAGCAGTGGTGGCGGAGCAGGCACTACAGACGATTCTGCCGCAATCACAGTTCAAGACTGTTGGTTTGAAGGTGATTCTGCGTCTGGATATGGAATCATTGAAATTCAAAGCAATGATACTCTCAATGTTTATGGCGTAATCATTCAGAACAATGCGTTTGCCACTTTGTCGTTAGACACTACCAAGTTGGTTCAAGCTGGATTCAACGGCACTGGAACAGGTAAAGTTGGATACATACAAGTTGTTCAAAATACGTTAAATTATTCTGCAACTGCGTTATACCCCGCATGGCTCAATGAAAATCCCGACTTAGGGTACAACAACATTGTCAGAGACAACTGGCCCATTGGCGGCTATGGCGGTGTTTACACTGCACCAAACCGTGCGTACCCTGAATTTAGTCGGTTGGTCTATTCGGCTAATGACGTATGGAACAATACAGCAGATGCAAATCCTTGGTCTCCAACTGGATGGACTGCAAGTGGGTCTGGTGTTAAAAAATTAACTTATCAACCGTATTCATACCTTGGATACTCCGGCCCTTCATTGGGCGATTCGTCAGCAACAGGTCAACTAACTTTTTCCTATACGCTAGATGTTTCTCAATACCGCAACAAAGTCATAATGATTAGCTTTATGGTTGCATCCAATACTGCTAGTTGCAGTCTGAGTCTGTTTCCAAACTCGGCTGAACCAAGTCTTACCGCAAATGATGTGATGAATTCACGGCTTGCGGTGCTTCCATTGATAAACCCCGCAGATGCCGCCGGTTTAACTTGGCGCAGAAAATTTTATTTTGTGCCAATTAATGTAGCCCCATCGTCAGGCACTGGTGCTGGTGGATTTGGCAATGCTTTTGCATCTACGTTAGGAATTCGTTTTACTAGACCAGCAGGAACTGCGGCAACCTTGTTGTTGGTTGCTGACTTCAACATTTACGCTACCGACAAGTCGTATGCGTATGGTGCTTTATAAAACGCTCGGCTTGAAATTATTGCTTTTTACAAGGAACAACAAAATGTTACTCCAACTGCTTAAATCTAAAACAGTTTTATTTGCTTTGTTTTTGGCAGTATTGTCAATATTGCAAGGCTATGTAGGAATGTTGCCACTAACGCCTATACATCAAATGTTTATAGGAATTGCAATATCTGTTGTTGTGACTTTGCTTAGAATAGTAACAACTCAACCAATTTTTGAGAAATAAAGATAAGGATAAAAAATGAGTACAAATGCTTTTACCCCAATGGGAAATACAGTAACCTTTACTGCTAATACAGCTACGCCAATAGGCGTTCAAGTTCCGTCTACAACAATTGGTGGAAATCAATACAGAATAATTAATTCTGGAAACGTAACTGTATTTTTAGGTATAGGTAACACAGCCTCAAACGCGGCTAACAATGCTGTTGTAATTACAAGCAACGCATCTGCTTATCCTTTATTGTCAGGAACAGATGAAATACTTACTTTTGCTCCTAACTGGTATTTTGCTGGTATTACAGCAAGCGGAAGTGCAACTGTTTACATTACGCCGGGAGACGGTTTGTAAATGAACTTTGATACTTTATCCATTGTGAAATATGGTGATGTTGAATCACTGGGAGAGTTTTTGTTTGAAAATGGAACTCAACATAAACTTTTTCAAAACACTTTTATGGATTTAGGTATTTCTGTGCCCGTTTTTCCTATTACAGATGCCAATACAGACAACTTAGATGATTGGTTGCTTGCTCATCAAGTAGAACATCAGGCTTTTGCGTCTCTTTTAGACCTTAATAATCCATTTAATATGCTTGATGTTGACTTCAATAATGAATCAGATTTTTATGATTGGATAGCCAGTCATTTGTATATTCATGAACAGATTGCTTCTGCACTAGGATTGTATTAATATGGCAACCACACCAGAAACCCTTCCAAAAACTTCTCCTCAGGCATTAAAACCTTTTGAGCCGCCTAAAGAAAATGATTCTTCCCCCCAAAAAAAATTAGAGGGTCTGAGGCAAAAAGTATTAGAATTATTGAAAAAACACAGTGTAAGTCCTCAATTGTTAGTAGATTTGGGTGAATTTGCTAGAGCAACAATAAAAGACAAGGCTTTATATCCGGTGTTTAAGCAAGCTGTTTTGCAAAATAAAGTGGTTGATGAAGCAGAAATGAAGCCCGGAATTGATTATCAGATGCTTGCTTACTTTGCAATGATTGGTAAAGTGGTTAAAGATATGTCTAAAACGGGTCAAACAGGAGCAATGCAATGAGTTTTTGGTCTGATATATCTACTTATGCGGCGCCTATTGCTGGAATTGTTATTTCTGTTTTTCAACCAGAGCTTGCTCCAGAAATAGGTTCTGCTTTACTTGGGTCGGAAGCAGGAACTGTTGCGGCAACCGCGGCGGGTCAAGCCGTTATAGGGGCTGGTCTTGGAGCGGCGCAAGCGGCGGCTACTGGGCAGGATGTTGTTAAAGGAGCTACAAAAGGAGGCGAAGCAGGAGCTGTTTCAGGCGCTATATCAAGCGGCTTTCAAGGTAGCGGCATTATTTCAGATGCACCCACTTCTCAAGCAGTTGGCAAAGGATTAGGAACTGCTGGAGGCGCTTTTGCAACAGGCACAAAACCTCAAACTGCAATTGAAGAAGGATTGATTAGTGGTGGAGTTGATTATTTGGTAGGTTCGCCGGGTCCGGGGGCTTCTACAACAGATCAATTAATTTCTGGTCTTGAAAAAGCAGGAATTACCACCGCATTAGACAAATACATTTTGCCGTCTACTAGCGCGGGTTCTACGGCGGCAGGACCAAGAACTTCTAGCTCAACACTTACAACTGCAACACCCCAAGCCGGAACAACACCCGGTTCTTCAGCTCTTGCTCAAGCGTTGAATGTTGGCGATGTTGGCGCTCCTATTTTTGGTTCAAGCAACCTCGGTAAAAGCAGAAAGGTTTGGAACAAAGAATCACTCAGAAACCCAAATCAGGGGGCATAAATGGCAAAACAAATAGCAAAACTTCTTAGGACCGAAACCATGGCTGACATAGACCTAAAGGGTCTTGCTCAGATTTTAAAATCAAAAGGTCGGGGTAAAGATACTTTGCTTGCCCACATTACGCCCAAAGAAGCTGAGTTTCTTAAAAAACGCGGTGGTTCAGGCACCATTAATCCCCATACAGGATTGTTAGAGTTTGACGATGAAGGCGTTGGGCTTGGCGGAGAAGCGCCCGCAGGACCTCCAGCAGAAACCTCTCCAGTTGCGCCTCAACCTACGGTTACGCCTACTGAATTACCATCTATTAACGCAACGCCAACAACAATAGATACAACCGCCCAAGCGCCATCTTTTACGCCATCAGTAGATTATTCAATGGGAGGAGCAACGCAACCAGCATTTTCCTCAACAGCGCCGGTCTTTAGCCCTTATTCCCTCACAGGAGGGGCGAATTACGGCATTACACCGTCCAGTTTAACAACTCCGCCCACGGCTCAATTAGGCGATCAATCACAGTATCAATTACCCGGAGCTGGTACTCAAGCGCCCACACAGCCATCTGATACAACGCTTGGACTTAGCAATCAAACCCTTGCTAGGCTTGGTTTAGCCGGTGGATTGGGTCTTCTTGGTGCTTATAAACAAAAACAAGCCGCCAAAGCAACAGATGCTGGTATTGCTCAACAACAAGCCATCGCTCAACCTTATCAACAAACTGGCGCTCAACTTCAAAGAGCTTCTGCGGCAGGAGAATTAACTCCTCAATCTATGCAGTCTTACCAAGCCGCTCAAGCTCAATTAGCGCAACAAGTGGCTAATACAGGCGGTGTGGGAGGCGCTCAAGCCGCGGCTACATTAGAAAATTTGCGTCAAACTTTACTTACTAATCAATATAACTACGGTTTGCAAGTCTCTCAAATTGGTGACAACATTGCTCTTGGGGCTATTCGACAAGGTATGCAACTTGACCAAGCGCTTAATTCGGCAAGCACTAATTTCTATACGCAACTTGCTGGAATTGCGGCGGGCGTTCCTACTAGCGTTGGTGGGACCACTACTGATAGAGGAAGAACAGTATGACAATAGGAACAACCAACCCACAACCGCCATTGGCTCCGGCTTATACCTTGCCAGAAACACCTACTGCGCCTCCGGCTCCTGCGCTCGGTAATGCGCTTGGAACTAATTTGAACGGCATTCCCGGTATTCCTGATAACGTAGAACAATATTTTGGTGGCAAAACATCAAAGGACGTAGCTGGTCAAGAAGGCAGAGTTCGTCAACAACAGTTTGGTTTACTTCAACAACAAACTGGTTTAGAACAACAAATTGGCGAAAACAAACAAGCGCAAGAACAATTTTTGGCGCAAGCCAAAGCCGACATTGCGCGTCAAAACAGGGAGTCTGCTCAAAAAATTGAGCAAAGTATTCAAGAAACACGCAAAAACTTTCCTTATCCAGAGTTTCATCCTACCCAAGATAATGTACAAGATTTGGCCACTCTTTTTAGTCTTGTCGGCGTTCTTGGTGTTGCCATGGGCGGTAATGGAAAAATAGCAACCACCGGCGCTTTAAACAACATGGCTGGAATGATGCAAGGTTGGCAAAAAGGCAGACAAGACGTTTGGGTCAAAGAAAAAGAAACTTACGACAAAAACATGGCTCGTGTTAAACAAGTCTTGGATGACGCTTATAAAGACGCTGATAGAGCAATGAAAACGCTTGCCTACAACAGAGAGGAAGCCGAAGCCTACGCTAACCAAGCGGCGGCTAAGATGGGCGGTCAAGTTGGCAAACAAATTCTTCAAAAGCAAGGCGTAGAGAAGTTTTACAACTACATGGAAGGTATCAAAGGCGACTTGCAAAAGACCGAAACCATGTTGCAAGCCAAAGAACTTCATGCTCAAACTGAAGCCGCGGCAGAACGCCGTCATAAAGAGCAAATGAAACAACAAAAAGAACTTGCTGAAATTAAAGCGCAAACAGCTAAAGGAGGAGCTGGTGGCGTCATTCAGTTTAGATACAACGGAGCAGTTGCTACGGCGGCAGATAAACTTGGTATTCACTTAGAAAACTTAGGTAGTGCCGCCTCAACTTCAGAAGTGCCAAGAGTAGGCGATGTTCTTACATCAGAAAGAACTGTTCCTACGGCAATGATTAAATATTTTGCAACTACATTGACTGAACCTCAAAACAGAGCGTTGCAACAAGAGTTGGCTCCAACTATTAGGGAAATTGCTAATATTGAATCTGCGGGACGTCCCGGCGGTGTGACACAAGCCAGTGTCAATGAACTTGGAAAAATGGCGCCAGTTGGCGGCGACCAAAAAATTAATTACTATATGTTCTTGGCTTTGGCTAAACAAGAGGCGGCTATTGCTAAAACAACGCTTGAAGTTAGTGGTGGAACTAAAGAGCAAATTGATGCGGCTCAAAAAGCAATTGACAAAATCAACAAAGTTGTATCTTGGGACGTAAAAGACATTAATCGCATTTTGACCGGACCTGATGGCAATACTTTGGTTAATGACAAAATGCAAAATATGTTGGCTAGAAGTAATGGATTAGATCAATTTAATACTTTTGTAGAGCAACAAAAAACCAATAGTGGTGCAGAAACTCAATCTCCAATAGACCCAACAACAGGATACCCAACAATAAATGCAAGAGGATATGTATTAAAACGCGACAAAAACGGTATTTATGCGTATGTAGGTCCAAACAATGAAATTGAGGAGATTCAATAATGGCTTTTGACTTAGCGACTGCACAACCCGCTGGTCAAGATAGTCAGACTAGCGCCCCTACTGCGCCTAAAAAAACCGATTCTTCAACAGGAGGATTTGATTTATCAAGCGCTAAACCAATAGCAGAAACAGGTGGTGGTGCCGCGCTTGTATATCCTAAACAAAGAGCTACTCCTTCTAAGCCTGAGACTAGAGAAGCTATTCGCGCAATAGGAGAATCTGTTGTTGGAGGCGGTATTGCTGGTCCAATCATGCCTTATGCTTTTATGGGAGCCGGAGCCGCATTAAGTGGTTTTCCAGCTACTGCGCCCCTTGGTATGGGCATGATGGAAATGGGCGGCATGATGAGAGCCGCTGGTCCAGTTGCTAATGTAGGCATGGGAATGCTTAGTGGTCTTGGCGAAGAAACTGTTGGTCAAATAGCAAAATCGGCAAAAGTGTCTCCCGTTACTGAAGAAGTTTTAAGAGTTGCTGGTGGAGCAATTACGCCCGAGTTTGGGAATCTAATTAAAACAGGACTTGTTAAGTTTTCAGGTGGCGCGGCAAGAGACGTTACAGAGTTAACCAAAGCGCTGATTAAAGATATTGGTGTTCCTGAAAAAGAATTATCTCCTACTCAACGTCAATATATTAAAGAACAAACTCAAAAATATTTAGGTAGCACACAAAAAGAAACGCCTGAAAAATCAATATACAGTTCGCTTGAAAAAGGCGCTGAACAAATTGTTGATAAATACAACACACAAGCCTCTCAGTTAGAAAGACAAGCACAAGACCTTGTTGACGCGGCAAAAACATCCGCCGGAGCAAAAACCGCGGCGGCACAATCTAAAGCAGACCGTTTGTCCAGTCAATTTGAAAACTCTGCTAAACAACTAATAGATACTGCTCAACAGCGCTCTCAAGCAATACTGAGCAACGCACAAAAACAAGCAGAACAAATTCGTTCTTACGCCGCAAAAGAAAGTCCATCTGTGCGTCAAATTCAAGAGATTGATGCAAGGGAGGCGTTAAAAAAAGGTCAAGCTGAAGCGCAGAGAGTTATTACGGACGCACAGAATCAAGTCAATAGACTTAGAACAGTGGCTGAAAAAGCGCGTACAAGTGGCGCTGGTGCCCTAGAGCGTGGCAAACAAGCCCTTGCCAGTGTTGGCGAAGCCTTGCGTCCTAGTGAATTAATTGCTAAAGCCAGAGAGGCTATTGAGCCGGTTATTTCTGATTTGAAACTAAAGAGAGAACTCAATGCTGAGGCAACTAAAGCAGACGCGTTTAACTTTGCTTTGATTAAAGAACAAAGAGGACAAACAGGAGACAGAGTTAGTGATACCAATTCTTTCAAGTCTTTGATGACGCAAATTGATAACGTCATTGAAAATCCAACAACCAAATTAACCAATGTATCTGTGCCTGAAATGAAGACGCAGTTACTTCAAGTTAAAAGAGCTTTGGACCCAAGAACAGAAATTGATGGCGTTATTGTTGGCAAACCCGTTAGTTTTCAAGGATTGGAAAATTTGCGTAGATTTTTGAGAGATAGAGCCATGGGCTTGGATGTTCAAGGTTACGACGCTATTGACAAGATACAAGCTGGTAAATTGGCTGAGGGCGTTGAAAAAATTATGCAAGAGTTTTCGCCCAGTATTAGAACTTATTTAGACCGGTACAAAGCAGATTCAGAGCCTTTGCGTGTTGCTCAGTCTAAGATTGGTGACGCACTGCTTGGCAAAGAAGACTTTGATTTTTCACGTTATTCAGCAGACGCCGCGTCAGTTGGTAAAAAAGTATTTTCATCTGAGCAAGGTGTAAAAGATTTTATTGACTTGCTTGGCAAAGACGCAACCAAAGCGGAACCTTTTGCTCGTAGTTTTATTGCGGATGAATTACGCACAGCTAACGCTGAGACTGTTGCCAAGAAAATCAACGACTGGAGAGATTGGCTACCGCAGTTTCCTAAATTACAGCAAGACCTTCTTAATGCTCAAACCACTATGGCGCAAGCGGAGAGAACCGGCGCTAAACGCTCTAGCTTGTCTGATTTGCTAAGAACAAAAGCCTTTCCTTTGGTGCCCGGCGCTGAGAAAAAAGCGGGTGAAATTACCACTGATGCACAAAAAGCGGCAGAGGAAATCCGTAGAAAAGCCGCCGAGCAAGAGCAAAGATTTT